CACCCGACCACGGGTAATGCGATCCAGAGCCCGTATGTAGCGATGAGTCAGAACTTCATGAGCCAGACCAACCGGCTCTGGATGGAGATCTATCAGATCGTAAAAGAAAACTGCGCGAGCGAGTATTCCGGTGCCAACCCGCAGGATGACGTGATGGAACGCCTCCTGCTGGCCCGGAAAGGCAGCTCGTAATAATCGGAGGAATGATTATGTATGAAAAAGTAAATCCGGCACATCCGGATAAAATCGCTGACCGCATCGCCGGTGCCCTCGTGGATCTGGCGTATGCCAAGCAGCCTGATCCAAGAATCGCGGTGGAAGTCCTGATCGGACACGGCATCTGCCACATCATCGCAGAAACCTCAGTTACCCTCTCCCGTCATGAGGTGGAGGCAGCTGTATATCGTATCGCCGGTGCCCTTGTGGTCGATTACCGCGAGGTGCCGCAGGATCAGCACCTGTCAGAGAACCAGAAGGAAGGCATCCGCTGCGGGGACAACGGCATCTTCCGTGGTGCTCCCGTCACCAAAGAACAGCGTGCCCTCTCGGATATCGCAAGGCGGCTCTATAAGCGCTTTGGCTGTGACGGCAAATACATCCTTGATGAAGCCCGCCTCATTATCTGCCAGAGCAACGCCACCTCGGAGGAGATCCGCTCCCTCTACCCGGAGGCGCAGATCAACCCGCTCGGTGATTGGACGGGCGGCACCGACGTCGATACCGGAGCCACCAACCGCAAGCTGGGCAGTGACATGGCGGACAGCGTGACGGGCGGCGGCCTGCATGGCAAGGATCTCTCCAAAGCCGATGTCAGCGTGAACATCTACGCATGGCTGCAGGCGCAGGAAACCGGCATCCCCGTCGAGGTCTGCTGCGCCATCGGTGATGAGAGCATCGATGGCATTCCCTATAAAGACATTGTAGAAACAGCGAGACGGTTCATCCGCGATATCGGCGGATTTGAGAAGTTCGCTGAGTGGGGTCTCGTATGAATATTGAAAAGAAAAATGTAAAAGACCTGCTCCCGGCAGACTACAATCCCCGCAAGGATCTCAAGCCCGGTGACGCAGAATATGAAAAGCTGAAGCGCTCCATCGAGCAGTTCGGCTACGTGGAGCCAGTCATCTGGAACCAGAAGACTTCCCGCGTCGTCGGCGGCCACCAGCGCCTGAAGGTGCTCATCGATATGGGCATCTTAGAGGTGGATGTGGTTGTGGTCGACATGGATGAGGATAAGGAAAAGGCCCTCAACATCGCCCTGAACAAGATCAGCGGCGAATGGGACAATGAGAAACTGGCTCTGGTTATCGCCGATCTGCAGGGCACGGACTTTGATGTCTCCCTCACCGGCTTTGATCCGGAGGAGCTGGAGGATCTGTTCCGCGATGACGTCAAGGGCGGCATCAAGGAGGATGACTTCGATGTGGATGCGGAGCTTGCCAAGCCCTGCTTCTCCAATTCCGGCGACCTCTGGATGCTCGGTGACCACCGCCTTTTCTGCGGTGACTCCACCAAGCCCGAGACCTTCGATCTTCTGATGAACGGCAAGAAGGCCAACCTCGTGGTAACCGACCCGCCGTACAATGTGGATTACAAGGGCTCTGCCGGAAAGATCAAAAACGACAGCATGGCGGAGGATCAGTTTGAGCAGTTCCTGCTTGCCGCCTACCAGCAGATGGAGGCTGCCATGGCGGATGACGCTTCGATCTACGTCTTTCATTCCGACTCCCACGGTCTTGCCTTCCGTAAGGCCTTCGAGGAGGCAGGTTTCTACCTCTCCGGCTGCTGCATCTGGAAGAAGCAGTCGCTGGTGCTGGGCCGCAGCCCCTATCAGTGGCAGCATGAGCCGGTGCTCTTCGGTTGGAAGAAGAAAGGCAAGCACCAGTGGTACACCGGAAGAAAGGAATCCACCATCTGGGAGTTTGATAAGCCAAAGAAAAATGCGGATCACCCGACCATGAAGCCGATTGCGCTGGTATCTTACCCGATCATGAATTCCACCATGCCCGGCTGCCTCGTGCTCGACCCCTTCGGCGGCTCCGGCTCGACGCTCATCGCCTGTGAGCAGACCGGTCGCATTTGCTATACCGTGGAGCTTGATGAGAAGTTCTGCGATGTCATCGTGAAAAGATACATCGAACAGGTCGGTTCCTCGGACGGTGTAACCGTGCTCCGCGACGGCCTGACCTATCGCTTCGACGAAGTGCCAGATACCAACAAATAAGCACAGTTTCCTCCGTCGATTTTTGCCACATATATGCTCAGAATTGACTTGCTATTACAGGCCTTCAGAGTGATATATGTACGTACCAAAAACAAAGGAGGTACACCACCCATGAAGGTAAAGTACAACGTAACAGGAAACGAGCGCAAGGCGCTGGTCAAGGTCATCTCCGATACCACCGGAGCGAAGGCAGTCTACCGGTTCATGCCGACCTGCAACTTCGACATCGACTACTTCACGGTCACCAAGGATGGCACCCTGATCTTTGACGACATGGCCGACAGCGAGGAAGTCGAGGCGGTGCTCGAGGCAATCGCCGCAGCGGGCTTTGAACCGGAGCCTGCCAAGGAGCCCGCACCTGCCGCCACAGAGGCCGACAGCAGCGAAGAAACCGCCCCTGCCGAGGATGGCGACCGGCTGACGATCTCCTTCCCGAAGGACGGCTTCACCGAGGGCTCCATCGAAAACCTGCGAAAGCTCGTCGAGTCCAAGGCGACGCTGATCATGAAGGCTCTCGGCGCTGACCGGATCACCATCGACACGGACGGCGACCGCGTGGAGTTCCCTTGGTGGGACAGGCAGCCGGAATACGAAGAGACGCAAAGCTACATGGCCTTCCTCGCGGCCCTCTGCAAGATGGCAAAGGAAGTCAAGCGGGTCACCGCTACCGAGAAGGATGTCGAGAGCGAGAAATACGCATTCCGCTGCTTCCTTCTCCGGCTGGGCTTCATCGGAAACGACTACAAGCCCCAGCGTAAGATCCTGATGCGCCGCCTCTCCGGAAGCGCTGCCTTCCCGAACAAGGAAAAGGCTGACGCCTTTAGTGCCGCACAGAAGGCTAAGGCCGCAAAGGAGGTGGCAGCATGCGAATGATCCGACCGGAGCAGCTTTCCCGGCTGCGTGAGACTTACCAGCGCGGCACCCGCGTGGAGCTTCTGCAGATGGATGATGTGCAGGCTCCGCCCATCGGCACCAAGGGAACCGTCCTTGGTGTGGACGACACCGGCAGCATCATGGTGAACTGGGACAACGGAAGCGGCCTCAACGTGATCTACGGCATCGACCGTGTACGGAAGGTGGTGGATGGCGATGACTGATACCATTCGCGAGCAAATCCTCGCCATCCGGGATACGGGCCTGACGAACATGTTTGACATCCCGATGGTGCAGCGGCTGGCCTTCGACCGAAACTTCTATGAGCTGGTTATGTTCCTTGAGGATCACCGTTCCGAATACGCGCACTTCATCATGACCGGCGAGGCGTAAGATGCACACTTTTTCCTTCGGATATTTGTGCACATTATGGCGAGAATTGACTTGCTATTACTCCGCTTCAGAGTGATATATGTACATGCCAAAAGGAACACGGCACACAAAGAAAACGGAGGTAACGACCATGATGAACGCATTTGAAAAGGACTACCAGCAGGAGCTGAAGATCAGAGCCGACTACGACGCTGCAAAGGCAGCCGAGAACGAGGCCGGGCAGGAAGCCGCAAGGGCCGACATCCACGAGCTCTGGGGAAGCATCGAAGAGAAAGGCGAAGCCTACACCCGCATCTACCGCGACTACAAAAACTCGCGGGATAAGGGCAACGAGTACATCGACTTCCGGGATGTCATCTGGGACAAGGATGTCGAGAGCCTCGTCACCTGCATGCGGGAGAACGGCATCGACCGCTTCACCTTCTCCTCCGGCTGGAGCAGCGCGGTGGAAACCGCATGGCTTTTCAAGGAGAACGGCTGCGAGCTGGAAGGCCTGATCCAGATCAACGGCGATCAGAACTTCTTCAAGGAAGAGGAGTACGAAAAGGTACCCGCCTACCTCTTCGCCATCCGCTGAGAACTGGCCCGCCAGAGGCCCCTACGAAGGGGCTTTTGGTCGTAGTAATATACACAGTTTCCGAACCGAATAATTGTGCACATTATGGCGAGATATAACTTGCTATTATCCCCGTTCAGAGTGATATATGTACATGCCAAAGGGAAAGGCGCAAAACAAAGAACGGAGGATACGAACATGACAGAGCTTCAGAATTACATCGAGGGCTACGGATTCGGGATCAGCGTAAAGGAGCTGGCAAGCAGAGCCTACAACCACATGGCAGCCAAGGGCCACAAGGTTTGCATCGTCAACGAGCGCTACCTCGAGGTCGACGGAACCACATACCTTTTCAGCAAGAGCAAGAAGCACGGGCGCTGGATCGCCAAGGAAATTTGAAAACGGAGGACAAGAACATGACAATCAACGATGCAATGAGAACCTTGAGGCTCCCGAACCCCACCACCCCGGAGGATCTGGAGTGCCGCTGGAGCAAGACCCTGAAGTTTGGAGACCGGATCGTGATGGCGGGCCACTACTGGAACGGCTTGAACAAGCCCTGCTACTTCGGCGCGGTTTACGAGTTCCTGACAGACGACACCAGCTGCGAAGGCACCATCGGGCTTGCCGCAGCAAGCGAGGTCGAGTTCGAGGATGAAGGCCACGCAATCCTTTGGGCGATGAACGCCTGAGAACCCCTCACAAGGAGAACAGCCCTTCCGGGCTTTCTCTCGTTATACATGATTTTTGGAAGGTCGCTATAAGGCGGCTATTTTTTATGCCTTGGAGGCTGCAATGAAGAAGTTTTTGATTGACCGCAGGGAGCTGCCATACGATGCGATGGTGCCGGATGCCTCTTGGCTGATCCCGATTGCGGAAAAGGAAAAGGATGGTGATGGCACCGATGATGCGGAAGCTGAAGAACTACAAACCGACGAGATTCATGGCCGCGAGCTCTGTCTACAATAAGGATCTGGCAGACTACGCCGTCTCGTTCATCGAATGCCTCTGCCACACCAAGGGAACATGGGCCGGAAAGCCCTTCGAGCTCATCGACTGGCAGGAGCAGATCATCCGGGATCTGTTTGGCACCATCAAAGAAAATGGATACCGGCAATTCAATACGGCCTACATCGAGATTCCCAAGAAAATGGGCAAATCCGAGCTGGCTGCTGCCGTTGCCCTGCTGCTCACCTGCGGGGACGGTGAGGAACGCGCTGAGGTCTATGGCTGTGCAGCTGACCGCCAGCAGGCATCCATCGTATTTGAGGTGGCTGCCGATATGGTGCGTATGTGTCCTGCACTAAACCGGCGCGTGAAGATCCTGACGTCACAAAAACGGATCGTCTATCAGCCCACGAACAGCTTCTATCAGGTGCTGTCCGCCGAGGCCTACTCTAAGCACGGCTTCAATATCCACGGGGTCGTCTTTGATGAGCTGCATACCCAGCCCAACCGAAAGCTCTTTGATGTTATGACCAAGGGCTCCGGCGATGCGAGGATGCAGCCGCTGTATTTTCTGATTACGACGGCGGGGACAGACACCAACAGCATCTGCTACGAGACCCACCAGAAGGCCAAGGACATTCTTGAGGGCCGAAAGATCGACCCGACCTTCTATCCGGTGATCTACGGAGCGGATGAGTCCGATGACTGGACTGATCCGAAGGTCTGGAAGAAAGCGAATCCCTCTCTTGGCATCACGGTCGGGATGGACAAGGTGCAGGCGGCCTGTGAGTCAGCCAAGCAGAATCCCGGCGAGGAGAACTCCTTCCGGCAGCTCAGGCTCAATCAATGGGTCAAGCAGGCCGTCCGCTGGATGCCAATGGACAAATGGGATAAATGTGCCTTCGCCGTGGATGAAGAGACGCTGGAGGGCCGGGTCTGCTACGGCGGCCTTGACCTCTCCTCCACGACCGACATCACGGCCTTTGTGCTGGTGTTCCCTCCGGAGGATAAGGATGATAAATATGCCGTTCTCCCATACTTCTGGGTGCCGGAGGATACGCTGGAGCTGCGCGTTAGGCGCGACCATGTGCCCTACGATGTCTGGGAGAAGCAAGGATTCCTCATGACCACCGAGGGAAACGTCATCCACTACGGGTTCATCGAAAAGTTCATCGAGCGGCTCGGCGAGCGGTTCAACATCCGCGAGATCGCCTTTGACCGCTGGGGAGCCGTCCAGATGGTACAGAACTTGGAGGGCATGGGCTTTACGGTCGTTCCCTTCGGGCAGGGATTTAAGGATATGAGCCCGCCCACCAATGAGCTGATGCGGCTCACCTTGGAGCAGAAAATCGCCCATGGCGGACAGCCGGTGCTGCGCTGGATGATGGACAACATCTATATCCGCACCGACCCGGCAGGCAATATCAAGGCTGATAAAGCCAAATCAACAGAAAAGATTGACGGTGCCGTAGCCACGATCATGGCTCTCGACCGGGCCGTCCGGTGCGGCAATGTTTCCAGTGCTTCTGTCTATGACGACAGAGGCATTTTGTTTATCTGAAAGGACGGTGATCGAAATGAGTATCTTCAGCGGTTTATTCAAATCCAGAGATCATCCCGCAAACAGCACCTCCGGCAGCGCCTACCGCTTCTTCCTTGGCGGCAGTACCGCTGGAAAGGCTGTCACAGAGCAGTCCGCCATGCAGATGACGGCAGTATATTCCTGCGTCCGCATCCTCGCGGAGGCTATCGCAGGCCTGCCCCTTCACCTCTACCACTACAAGGAGGATGGCGGCAAGGAGAAAGCCCACGACCACCCGCTCTATCTGCTGCTGCACGATGAGCCGAATCCGGAAATGACATCCTTTGTCTTCCGGGAGACGCTGATGACGCACCTGCTCCTGTGGGGCAACGCCTATGCGCAGGTCATCCGCAACGGTAAGGGCGAGGTCGTAGCCTTATATCCGCTCATGCCGAACCGCATGACGGTCGACAGGGACTCCTCCGGGCAGCTCTATTACAAATACCAGAAGAACAACTCCGATGCGCCGACGATGACCGGGAGCACCGTTTTGCTGAAGCCATCGGACGTGCTGCACGTTCCGGGCCTTGGCTTTGACGGGCTCGTGGGCTACAGCCCCATCGCTATGGCCAAGAACGCCATCGGCCTTGCCATCGCCACGGAGGAATACGGCGCGAAGTTCTTCGCCAACGGCGCGACGCCGGGAGGCCTGCTGGAATACCCCGGCACGGTCAAAGACCCGGAACGCGTCCGGGAGAGCTGGAACCGAGGCTTCTCCGGAAGCAGCAACGCCAATAAGGTCGCCATTTTGGAGGAAGGCATGAAATACACGCCGATCTCCATCTCACCGGAGCAGGCGCAGTTCCTCGAAACAAGGAAGTTTCAAATCGATGAGATCGCTCGCATTTTCCGGGTACCGCCCCACATGGTCGGAGACCTTGAAAAGTCGAGCTTTTCTAATATTGAGCAGCAGTCGCTGGAATTTGTGAAATACACCCTTGATCCGTGGGTGGTGCGCTGGGAGCAGTCACTCTCCCGTGCCCTGCTCACACCGGATGAGAAGAAGGATTACTTCTTCAAATTCAACGTCGAGGGCCTGCTTCGCGGAGACTACCAAAGCCGCATGAACGGCTATGCCACCGCACGGCAGAACGGCTGGATGTCCGCCAACGACATCCGCGAGCTGGAAAACCTCGACCGCATCCCGGCTGAGGACGGCGGCGACCTGTATCTCATCAACGGCAACATGCTCCCGCTCATCCATGCGGGTGCTTTTGCAGATATCAACACTACGGAAAAGGAGGTAACCACATCCGATGAAACCACAGACCAAGAAGTTCTGGAACTGGGTGAATCAGGCGGACGGCGAACAGGCCGAAGAACGAGTCCTTGAGCTCTACGGCACCATCGCGGAGGAAAGCTGGTTTGACGATGACGTCACGCCGCAGATGTTCCGAGATGAGCTGTTCTCCGGCAGCGGCGACGTTGTCATTTGGCTGAATAGTCCCGGCGGGGACTGCATCGCAGCCAGCCAGATTTACTCCATGCTCATGGACTACAAGGGCAACGTCACTGTCAAGATCGACGGCATCGCGGCTTCCGCTGCCTCCGTCATTGCGATGGCCGGAACCAAAGTCCTGATGGCACCTACGGCGCTCATGATGATCCACAATCCCATGACCGCTGCCTTCGGTGACCACGAGGACATGCAGAAGGCAATCGAGATGCTTGAGGAGGTCAAGGAAAGCATCATCAATGCCTACGAGATCAAGACAAACCTCACCCGCGCCAAGCTCTCCCATCTTATGGACAGCGAGACGTGGATGAACGCCAAGAAGGCCATCGAGCTGGGCTTTGCCGATGACATTCTCACCGATGAGAAGATCACCGCCGAGATGCCCGCCTATGCCTTTTCTGACCGTGCGGTCGAGAAGGCGCTCATGAACAAGCTGACCGAGAAGGTCAAAAAGGAAACACCGGCTCAGCCGGAAGTCAAACACGGACGCTCTGTAGATGAACTGCTGGAGCGCCTTGACCTACTGAAAAATTAAGGAGGATTTTTATCATGACTATTATCGAACTTCGCAACAAGCGTGCAAAGGCTCTGGAGGCTGCTAAGGCCTTCCTCGATTCCCACCGCAATGCGGACGGCTTCCTCTCCGCTGAGGATGACGCCACCTACTCCAGCATGGAGGCCGGTATCACCAATCTCGGCAAGGAGATCAGCCGCATGGAGCGTCTGGAGCAGATGGATAATGAATTGTCCAAGCCGGTCTCCACGCCGATCACCGAAAAGCCTGCGTCCACTGCCAAGCTGGACACTAAGACAGGCCGTGCGTCCGATGCCTATAACGCGGCATTCTGGAAGCAGACCCGCAGCAAGGATTCCATTACGCCGGAAATGAAGAATGCCCTGCAGGTGGGTGTTGACTCTGAGGGCGGCTACCTCGTCCCGGATGAGTTTGAGCACACTCTTGTTGAGGCGCTGGAGCAGGAAAACATCGTGCGTGAGCATGCCCACGTCTTCACTACTTCTTCCGGCAACCACAAGATCCCCGTCGTCACCTCCAAGGGCACGGCTTCTTGGATCGACGAGGAAGGCGCTATTCCGGACAGCGACGATGCCTTTGGCCAGCAGCTGATCGGTGCCCATAAGGTCGGCACCCTGATCAAGGTATCCGAGGAGCTCCTGAACGACTCCGCTTTCGATCTGGAGGACTACTTCACCGCCGAGTTTGCCCGCCGTATCGGCAACAAGGAGGAGGACGCCTTCTTTAACGGCGATGGCGTCGGCAAGCCTCTGGGCATCCTCGCCGCGACCGGTGGTGCACAGGTCGGTGTGACCGCTGCCTCCGCCACGGCCATCACTGCGGATGAGATTATCGATCTGTTCTACAGCCTCGATGCCCCGTACCGCAAGAACGCCATCTGGGTGCTGAACGACTCCTCCATCGCGGCCATCCGCAAGCTGAAGGACAACAGCGGCCAGTACCTGTGGCAGCCCGCCCTGCATGAGGGCACCTTCGATACGCTGCTCGGCAAGCGCATCTTCACCTCTCCCTTCGTGCCTGAGATGAAGAGCGGCAACAAGTCCGTGATCTTCGGCGACTTCTCCTTCTACTGGATTGGGGATCGTCAGGGTATCACCTTCAAGCGCCTGAACGAGCGCTATGCGGACACCGGCCAGATCGGCTTCATCGCCACCAAACGTCTGGACGGCAAGCTGATCCTGCCGGAGGCCATCAAGGTGCTCCAGCAGAAAGGCACCGCTTCTTCCAGCAACTGATGCAACGTAACCCTTGGGCCGGAGCTGCAATAAATGCGGCTCTGGCCCTTCTCAGTGAGGTGATCCAATGATTGTGACATTACAGGAGGCAAAGGAATATCTCCGGGTGGACTTTGATGATGACGACAGCCTGATCGAAAGCCTGTCTCGCTCCGCGCAGAAGCTCTGCATGGACATCGTCAGGATAGACGATGAGGCCGCCTTCGAGGAAAGCCACAAGGAAGCCCGGATTGCCGTCCTATACACCATCGGTTATCTCTATGAACACCGGGAGGAGGCAGACCATCACGCGCTTACCCTGACGTTGCGCTCCCTGCTCTTTGGCATACGGAAGGAGGCCTTCTGATGAAGATCGAGCTTCTGAACGTGCGCCTTGCGATCCAAAAGAGCACAGTCGTAACAGACAAATACGGCAATCACAAAAACGAGTGGGAAACCTGCTACCGCTGCTATGCCACCGTCAGTGCGGAGGCGGCAAAGGAGGAAACCTCTGCCGGGCTCGTCATTGATGAGAGCAAGATCGACTTCACCGTCCGCTGGTGCAAAGCTGCTGCAGCTGTCACATCCACCGGGTACCGGATCATCTTTAACGGGGAGCTTTATAACATTCTGGGCGTGGATCACATGAGCTACAAGCATAAGGCGATCAAATATCACTGCCAGAAAGTGAGTCGCTCATGAGTACGATCAAGGTCGACCAGCTGGCGGACGAGGTCATGAAGCAGCTCGATGAGTTTGCCGATACCACCCGCGATGATATGAAGGCTGCCGTGAAGAAGGCCGGAAACACCGTCCGGGATCAGATCAAGGCAACAGCGCCAAGCCGCACCGGAGCCTATGCGAAAAGCTGGTCGGTGAAGAATACCAAGGAAAGCTCCCACGCCTTTGAGGTGACCGTCTACTCCCGGAACCGCTATCAGCTGGCCCATCTTCTGGAGTTCGGTCATGCCAAGCGCGGCGGCGGTCGCGTCTCCGGACGCGCTCATATCGCCCCTGCCGAGGAAGCCGGTATTCAGCAGCTGGAGCAGGAAATCGAAAGGAGCATCCGCAAAAATGGATAAGATCATGGAACTGCTGGGCAGGCTCGGCATCCCCTTCGCCTACGATCACTTCGCGGAGGGAGAATCGCCCGACCCGCCCTTCATCTGCTTCCTGCTCCCGGCAAGTGATAACTTCGCTGCTGACGGGCAGGTGTATTTCAAGGTAACCGAGGTTCATATCGAGCTTTATACCGACAAAAAGGATCTGGAGCTCGAAGAAAAAGTGGAGGCCGCGCTGGATGAGGGCGGCTTCTTCTATGAGAAAAACGAGGTCTGGATAGAGTCGGAAAGGCTCTACGAGGTCGTGTTTTCATTCGAAATGGAGGTTTAAAACATGGGTAATAAAGTCAAATACAACCTGAAAAATGTGCATGCCGCCAAGCTCACCAAGAGCGATGACGGCACCTTTTCCTATGCTACGCCGAAGGCCATCCCCGGCGCTGTCAGCATTTCTCTGGACGCCGAGGGCGATTCCTCGCCGTTCTATGCGGATGGCATTGTGTATTTCCGCTCCAACTCCAACAACGGCTATTCCGGCGATCTGGAGATGGCGCTGATCCCGGAGTGGTTCCGCACCGAGATCCTTAAGGAGATCCTTGACAAGAACGGCGTGCTGGTGGAGCGCTCCGACATCACGGAGACGGAGAAGTTCGCCCTGCTCTTTGAGTTTGACGGCGACGTCCGCGCCATCCGCCACGTGCTCTACAACTGCTCCGCATCCCGTCCATCCATCGAGTCCGAGACCAAAGAGGATACCATCGAGCCGGGTACCGAGACGCTGTCCCTTACTGCTGACCCGAGGGAGGATGGTCTTGTAAAGTCCCGCACCGGCGACAACACCGCCTCTGCCACCTACCAGAACTGGTACAAGGCCGTGTATATCCCCGAGGAGCTGGTCAACCCGGATGACAACATCCCTGCTGAGTAAGGAGGCGCACTATGCTTGAAAAAACTGTAAACATCAGCGGCTCGGAGGTGCGCTTCCGTTCCTCCGCTGCCATCCCAAGGCTCTATAGGATCAAGTTCAAACGGGATATCTTCAAGGATCTCTCCAAGCTGGAGGCTTCCTATAAGGGTAAGACCGATGGCGACGGCGAGATCCCGATTGAGGATCTGGAGATTTTTGAGAACGTGGCCTATGTGATGGCCTATCACGCGGATCACACCATCCCCGGCAACATCGACGACTGGCTCGACCAGTTCGAGATGTTCTCGATCTATGAGGTGCTTCCGGAGATTCTGGAGCTGTGGGGAACCAACCTGATCACGGACGTGAACGCTAAAAAAAACTTAAACCGAGTAGCCGGGAAATGACGACGCCGTTATTCCTCCTGCGCTGCGTGGAGATAGGGATCAGCATCCGCGACCTTGACCTTCTCACCATCGGCCTCGTGCTCGATATGTGGACGGAAAAAGGAAACGACGGCGCTACCTACTCCAAGGTCGCAACGCAGGAGGATTTCGACAAATTCTAAGGAAAGGAGGCGCACCCTATGGCGAACCGTATCAAGGGCATCACCGTTGAGATCGGCGGCGATACCACTGGTCTTGACAAGGCTCTGAAGTCTGTCAATACGACAATCAAATCAACGCAGACGTCGCTGAAGGATGTGAACCGCCTCCTGAAGCTCGACCCTACAAACACCGATCTGCTTTCCCAGAAGCAGAAGCTCCTGAAGGACGCCATCGGCGCTACCAAGGAAAAGCTCGACTCCCTAAAGCAGGCACAGGAACAGGCCAAGCAGCAGCTGGAAAACGGCGATCTCGGTCAGGATAAATACGATGCCCTGCAAAGGGAGATCATTGAAACCGAACAGGAGCTGCAGCGCCTGCAGCAGGAAGCGGAAAAGGCAAACTCCACCCTCTCCAAGATCGATGCGGTCGGCCAGAAGATGGAGGCCGTCGGCAACAGTATCGCCGGTGCCGGTAAGAAAATGATGCCGGTCACACTGGCCATTGGAGGAGTCGGGACTGCAGCCGTAAAGACGGCAGCGGACT